TGGCCGTGGTCATTTGGGTTGTCTCCCTTTGTGTATGTATATAATATACAGGAAAAAACCCCCCTGGCGACAGGAGGGTGGACAGTCTGTAGACTGGTCAGGAGTCTGGACAGAAGACCTTGATGTAGCTTGCAACATCATCTTCACTGACATTACTGTTCTTATTTGGGTTAGCAAATCGAACAATGCGTTGTACAAATGTCTTATTACGCAACCTGAAGTAAGGATTCTCGATCTGACCACTTTCAATCAGAGTGTTGTTGACATGGTTTGCAGCTTTCACCAGATGTTGCCATGCACTCTTGTCACTTCCAGTGGTTCCAAGATAACGGGAGATACGGTTGTTCCGAGAGAAGAAAGTTTCGATATGTTCGACAATATCGAAGTTATAACCGAAACCACCAACAGCATCGTCCAACATGGGTTGAAGCACTTTGTCTACGTTATACAGAGCTCGAATGAGGTAGACAGAAACTTCCTTAGATGCAGGTTCTGCATCCCAGTTCACCGAGTTGCAAACAGTCTGAACAATCAGTTCAAGCATATCAAGCTTGTCGTCATTGACAGCATACCTAACCAGTTTACCCACTTCACGCACCTTAGTGCAACTATAGTTAGCTTCACTAATGAGTGGGAAGGGATGATCAATGGGTTGATAAGTCAAACCCTTGATAGAGTCATAAAACTTCTTAGTGAGAACCGCAGATTCTTCACCAAGTTGAACCTGGTGGGGGAGAGCTTCCCAATCCTTTGTTGAGTTAATACCTTGAACTTCACGATAGAAGAGTTGAGATCCTTGGATGATCCTGTCAGAAGTTGAAACACTAGATGCGAAAGCAACAACGCGACAAACAACACCAATATCTTCTCCTTTAACATCAGCAATTGCAGCCAATTGAGTGAGAGTGTGTTGTTTCTTCACTGCGAAGAAAAAGTTTTCTTTCTCATCAAAGAAAACCACGGGGTTTTCCGACTCACAAAAGTCAATAGAATATTTGAAACGTTTGAAGTTATCTACACAAAACTCAGGACGAACCAGACGGATAGAACCCTGCATCAGTTGGATAACAGAGATAGGTAGGTTTACAAGATATGAAACCTTATTATCGGTTTGTTGTGAGTATCGTTCATAAAAGTCTTTAAGTGACATGGCACAGTTACCCAGACCAACAGGGTACTTCACTGTAGCAATATCGATGTTGTCTTTGACAACGTTACGAAGCGTATTAAAACGAGACTCCTTGACAATATCAAGAGCCGGAGCGGAATTAGACATTTGTAAAAATCAAATCAAAATCAAGAGTGGTTGAAATCAACCTTAGATAAAATACAACGTTGGATCAAAAAAGGCAAGCTCTTTTTGAACTCGTTGCATCAGGACCATAGTTCGTTTATGAACCCGACCCTTGAAACCATACCACTTCGCAGGTTTCCCTTTGTCGTGAGGTGGTTCCTTCCCGATACTATAGTACTGATCGGAAGTAACGTCAAGTATAAATCCATTCTGACTGTCTTTTAACCACCAGTGGTCTTCTCCTCTCCAGTCTTTACCTCTGTGTGGAACAAGAGTGTCCGTATCCAGAAAATAAAACATGGCTTGAGTTACATGGTAACAATGACCATACATCGGATTAGTTGCATTCTCTTCTCGATACTTCTTAGTCAGAAGATCAGGAGTCAAACAGTCCCGAATCTTCTGACTATATTGAAGAATCCAATTGATGTCATAAGGAATACGTTGGTAGTTCAGAACATCAGTCTTGATGATCTTCCACTCTTTACTTCCTTTTTGATAACAATGACGAACTAACTTATCCACTCTGGTTTACGATCAGGATTACGAAGATAATTTTCAGATACCCAAGGCTTAGAATTGATGTACCTTTTGTATGCAGTAAATGTATCTATACTATCATCATACTTCCATTCATCAGGCATGGCACGAGCAAAATTATCTGCCATGGAATAACAGGTAATCGACTCACCAGTCATACGATGAAATAATTTTTTAGCTTCAAACAAAGTTTTGGTACAGGAATGAATTTTTCCGTATCGAAGATAATACTCAAATGCAAGGGAGTTACCATGAGCAATCAACCATGCAGTGTTGTGAATATTATCACCAGCCCATTTGGTTGATGGATGGTTACGGAAGGCACCTTTTGCAGTTGCGTAAGGAGTACCATCAAGTTTGTTGATTGTACCCCAATCATAATACCACTTAGAGAAAATAATAGCCAACATCTGACAACTCTCTAGAGGCATTTTGACAATGTGTTTGTCAGGAAGAACCCGAGCAGAAATACGGGGACTTTGATCAGTAGCGAAAATGTTCATGCAACCAGTTCGATGAATTGGGACAGGACTTTCTTGTTCAGTTTCTTGTTTGCAAGAGACTTTTTGAACGCACTGCGGATGGTGGATTTTTTCGCACCTTCCTGCACATCAAAGTCTACATTGTTGTTCAGGGAATTGGCGTTCATTGCAAAATACTTAACATAACCAGTTCCTTCAATGGCCACACTCTTGTTCTTACGGAACTCAGAGATCAAGTCTGCATCTTGCCAACGATTGATTGCACCAAGGAATCGATTGAAATCACCACTACCAACCAAACGGAATCCAATCAGATTCACATCGGGGAAAACATCACTAAGATGATCAAGAAGAGATTTCGTCATTCCAGTATATCGACCAGTGATCTGATAGGTATGACCGTTTTTGCGATTACGAATAAATCCAACATCTTCCCGAGTATGAACGTTTCCCCAATAACTCTGACCATCTGGACGATCAATCCAAGAGAAGAAAGGAACACCTGCAGACTCACCATCGGTGAGAACAGAAACATGAATTTTCTGAACACCATTCTCTTTCTTGAATTGAGGAATGATGGTGTGGAGAGAGATCAAAGCTTCATTCAAAGGAGTACCAGACAGACCCAACTTACTAGGCCAAACACCATAACCAAGAGCAAAAAGACCTCTGCACTGACGTTCAAAATCCTGAGCATTGACTTTGTGAGTCAGAATGTTGAGAAGGTTGAACCACTTACTCACACACAATTTACCCTGACCTGGTTCCATATGAGGAGTCGTATTCCACTGACTGCGATCACTATACATGGTTCCAGTGTCATCACCTTTGAACCACTCATTAGTGAAGCTATACACCTCAAAAGGAATCTTGACCTTGCGACAGAAAAATACCAAACTCAAAAGTTGTTTGATAGTGTCTTGAAGAACATGACCCATCGAACCAGACCAGTCAAGAATGAAAATTAGACCATGATTCTTACCATCAGGCAGAACTGTCACTTTCTTGAAAAGGTCATCATTGAACTTGTAGGTATGTAGCTTTGTAGTATCAAGGACACCAGTGCGAGAAGTAGAAGAACGAGCATATGCATCTGCAGACTTCTTACATTCAAACTCTTTGACAAGATAGTTGACTTCTTTCTGAATATCTTTCTTGAACTGTTGATACTTATGGTCATAGAAGTTGATGTAATCTTGTCCCTCCCAATAATCATATGCACAATCCCAAACTTCTTTGTTTGAAACAATCACAGTATCAAGATTGACCTGAGGAACTTCATAGTATTGATAATCCATACCATACTTTGCTGCAGCCTCCTTCAGTTTTTCCTGCAGACTTTCATCGGTCAAGACATCATCAATATTGATCTCTTCATCTGAGTGATCACCACCAGCAGTGCCACCTTGAGATTGTTGAGGTTGAGGTTGACCTTCTTCTTTCTGTTCAGATTCTTCGGCATCAACACTTTCGGTTTCGGAAGGAGAACCACCACCCTGGTTTCCCATCTGAGGAACTTCAATATCTTGTTTATCTTCTTTCTTTTGTTCCTGTTCTTCTTTCATAAAGGCATAGATGGCTTCTGCAGCTTCAACAGCTTCACCAAAAGTTTCTGACTTACCAGTCATATCAACCAAAGGTTGTTCTTTGGAAGAAAACTCAATGTCGCGATTACCTTTGAAGTAAAGATTAATGCGATCAATCAACCCGATGGTGGAGAGGTCGGTATTTTTTACATCAAAGAAATCCATCTCCATCAACTCATTGTATCCTTTGTAAAAGGATTTGTTTAGTCCAGGAAACTTTCGTTTCATCAGTTTCTCAATCCGTGCATCTTCAGTCACGTTTAGATAAGACTGAGGAGCTTTGAGGTTACTGAAGTCTTCGTTAGGTGTGAAGAGTGCATGACCGACTTCATGACCAACCAGAAGATCGTAGACAATGTTAGAGAAGTTTTCCCAGATAGGGAGAGTCAAGACACGGGTCTCAACGTTGAATTGAGCAGTTTCACACTTCTTATGTTCTACGATCAGATTCTCAGTGGCCAGAAGACGTGCAAGAGTACCTTTGATGTTTTGAATGGACATTGGGTGTCTTCGTGTATGTACACAGTATAAGACCCCCAGGCGGTCGCCTGAGGGTCAATGGGACACTTATTGAACTGGTTACGCAAAGTTGTGCAAATTGTGCCAGACCGTTTCTATATGCATGTTACCTTTGAAATAGCCTGCAGTAATAATACTAAGAGTCATTACTATCACTCCCAGAAACATCAGAATATTCGGAAGGGGTGAACTCAACTGTGAAACGTGTTGTTCTTTCTCCTCGGGAGTTGAGGGTTTCTGTTCGATACCATCTTCCATTTGTCAATGATGCAATGTTGTCTAAAAGATTTTTTGCGATTACTTTGTTAGTTGCTTCGCGCCATTGTTCTTTCATTTCACTTCCTCAATAATCCCATCTTTAAAGAAAATATGTTTCCGTATGTATGGAGAATATTTACAATCCCATTCAGACGGGTAAACTTCAATAACTTTGAACAAATATACAGGTTTTACTTTTCCATGATTGCCATTTGGAATCGTTTGAAACTTTGGCCATCCCCTATGATCTTCAACGATTTCAAGAAAATCATGAGTCCCACTGAAATCAATCTCAAACAATCGACCAGATGGATCGATCCAGTATTCATTCATACAACAATCAAGATCTTTTGTCTGGAGATCTTTTTGAAAACCAGGACCAAGATCATAAGATGATCTGACCGTATCAAACATTCCCATTAGGACACCATCCTACTAAATCCTTTGACTTTCTCAAACTGAATCACACTACCAAACTTATCTTGAAGGCCATCTTTGTGAGAGATGACAAAGATGTTTGCACCTTTGATAACATATCTGATAATTTTTAAGAACTCATCGGTTCCAAATCCATCAAGAGAAGAATCAAAAACCTCATCCATAATCAAGAGATTTGTATTTGTAGAATTCTTGAAAGCGGCGACCTCACGCCATGTAAACAATAGTGCGAGGTCAATACGCATTTTTTCTCCTTCAGAAAAGCTTGCGTAAGAAAAGTCTTCATGAATTGGTGATTGTACCTTTTCATTGAACTCTTCATCAAGGGTGAAGTTAATGTAGAAGTCCATCATCTGAAGATATTTGTTTACCTGCTTGTTAATCAGAGGCAGATATTTTTTGATGATCTTCGACTTAACTCCACCATCCTTTAAGAGACTATACACAAACTCTTTGTATTGGCTGTCCTCCTTACGTTCTACAAGTTCATCATAAACTGTATTCAGTTGTTGTTGGAGGGCATTTAACTTCTCATGTTCAGTATTTCTGTTTTGTAACTGATCGGTAATTCTTTGAATTTCAATTCCCAGATCGCCGATCTGTCGTTGAATCCCAGAAATTCTTGTATTGTTTTGAGAAATGTCATTAGAGAGTTGACTTACCTCTTTCGATAGAGCAATCCACTGACTTTCTTTTTCCTCCTGTTCTTTAATGGCACTTTCAAGTTCTTTAAGACCTTGAGTTAGCTCCGTTTCTTTAGTTTGAGCGTCAGCAATTTTATTTAAGCGAAACTCATCTTCGATGGACTGAGTACAAGTAGGACAAACCGTATTACTTTGGAAAAATTCCAACTCCTTGGTCAGGGTCGATACTTTCTGAGTAATTTTTCCACGAAGACCACCAAGTTTTTTCATCTTGGTTTTATCAAAACTCAGATCTTCCATCTTAGACCGTTGAGTATTTTCTACCCTGGTTAGAGATTTTGTGTTGTCTGTGATTTGTTGAATGTTTGTTTTAAGTTCATCAATTTTATTGACCTTTCGGATAATCTCTTGATTAGCTTCTCCCTCAAGATGTTGAATGAATTCTTTCTGCATCTCAACTTTGTCCGAGAGACCATCTTTCTTAAGAGAAAGAACTTTGATTTCTTCCCGATTGGAACGAATCTTATCTTTGATGATACCGTTCATTGCAGAGAAGATACGAATGTCGAGAAGATCTTCAATAACTTCACGACGACTATTCGCAGGCAACTGCATGAAAGGAACAAAAGTCGATGAACCCAGAATCACAATCTGAGTGAAAGACTTATAGTTCAGTTTAAGAATATTATTTTCAAGATACTTTTGTTGATCAGAAGCTGCTGCATCTTGATTCAACATTTTACCATCCACCCAGATCTCAAAGATGGATGGTTTGATTCCACGAATAACTTTGTATTGACGTGTGCCAACATCAAACTCAATCTCTACCTTACAGTCTTTCTCATTTGTAGAGTTGACAAGTTGAGGTTTATTGATTTTACGAAATGGTTTATTGAACAAAGAGAAGGTAAGTGCATCAAGCACTGTAGATTTACCAGCTCCGTTAGTACCAATGATTAGAGTGGTATCGTTCTTCTCAAAATCAATTTGTGTCCACTGATTACCAGTCGAAAGAAAGTTTTTCCAACGGACGGTTTTAAATCTTATCATAATCGGGAGGAATCACCAAGTCAGAGGACTTAATTATAGCATATGGGTAATCATACATCTCACACGCTTTTATGGCAACTTCCTCATCAACTTCCGTTGGAATCAGTTTCGGCATGTATTTGTCTGCCATATCATTCATCATGGCATATCTCACCGCATCATCTTCATCTTCAAAAATAAAAAGAGTCTTATCACCGTCATCATTTTCGACAGCATAAGCTCCATCATTTTCTTTACCTTCTACGGTGAGAATCCACATTAGTCAACTTCGCAAGCTTCAATGTATACGGTTTTCAGAAGTTCTTTGATCAATGCCTTGTCAAGATCAACATCTGCTTCATCGATATATCTATTTAAGATACTTACCGTATCTTCACTTTCATCACTCTCAATCTCCTCTTTATCATAGATGCCAGCAAAATCAAAGTTCTCAACGATCTTCAATTCATGAATGTTGGCTTTGTAGAGTTTGTCAATGAATTTTTCAAACTCAAGAGGATCAGATTTTTTGCGAACAATGACCTTTACAATCTTGTTCTTGAGGTAGGAAGTTTTAAACAATTGATGTGGAGTATCCTCATAGTAGATGTTATGGAACATCTTGAAAGGATTGTTAACTGGTTCTGTCTCTAGAGTTTCAGTGTCAAAAATGTGAAAACCTCTGGGGTCATCAACATCACTCCAATACAACTCGTAAGGATTTCCAAGATAACTTACATTCTCCTTTGTGCTTCTAGTGTGGTAGTGGCCAGAGTAGACCTTGGCGAATTTTTTATAGCGGTCGCACTCATCACCATGTTCCATGACGACGTATCGATTAGCTGCAAATCCTCTGAGCTCAAGGTGCCCCATCGCACATACGCAATCTGTCTTTTCAATAGCCGAATAAGTTTCATCTGCGTTCTCCTGGTTGATCCATGGAATCAGTAATGTTTTAAGATTACCGAGTTTGATTTCTTTCACAGAATCATAACAGATCACATTGTCATATTCACGAAGAAGAAGACCAATCGCATTGATCTCATTTGTATTTTTATAATATGCAGTGTGATTTCCGATGACAGTGTGAACTGTCACACCCATATCACGAAGACGATTGTAATAATTTTCTTTGGCCCAATCTAGAGCCCAGAAATCAATACCTCTCCGATTGTCAAAGGTATCACCCATATCAACTACGGTCTTGATACCTTCTTTCTCTAGAGTTGGAAAGAATACTTCATTGTAAAATTGAAGAAAATATTCATGAAATAATTTAGAACCCTTGCGAGCTCCAAAGTGTTGATCTGTAATGATTGCAACTTTCAAAGTTTTCCTCCAACAAAACCATCATTAACAATTCTAGTATATTGATCAAGTGTACCTTCTTGTTCACACTTAAGATGCCACCGTGTCATATTAGTGACAATATCTTTTGTCAATCCAAACAAAAAGTCTTTACCTGTGTCTTTGCGAACACTCTTCCACATGAATCGAGTTTGTTCAACATAAAAAGAATCGTCAATCCAATCGATTTCTGCAATTTCTGGATGTTCACTCATTGATTATAACGGTAGTTGATGTTGTCCTTGATCGTGTTGTAATCACTCTCAGTACCGGCCATCATACCATCATCTGAGAAGACTTCACTATATCCACTTCTTTCGATAATCTTTGTCTTAATCTCTAGTTGTTTTTTCTCTTTCTGAATCCTTCTCAAAAATGCATAGTGAATAATCTGAGTGAAGTATGCAAAAGGATTACTAGATTTTTCTGGATCAAAATTATTGATGTACTGTACGCAGTTCTCAATTCCGTCACAGATCATGTCATCTTTGAACATGTAGTTGACGAAGTTTGGCTTGTAAGACAAATGAGTTGCAATCTTCAGAAAACACTCACCAAGATAATTTGTGATCTGAGGTTTGTTTGGACTTTTCCAACCCTTCAGTTCATCGTTAGTAATACCTGGGTGTTCTTTTTCTGCAGCTTCTCGTACTCTGCGTTTGTATTCAACAATCGCTGCAAGAAACTCTTTGTTATTGACGTAGTGTTCTGATCTGCGTCTCTTTGTCATTACAGTGTACATGTTGCATTAGTACTCATAATCATATAAGTATTATACCATAATCCAGAGGCTTGACAACGTTCTGGATTCTCTGTACAATAACTCTGCCAGTGTTCAAGAGAACAACTTAGCTATTTTTATAAAGCTTCTCTAAGGCTTCTCTTGTAGTCTCTACAGAAGAGACATATCCCATAGAAGTAGAAACTCCTACCTTAGACTTTACTGTCTCTTCAGGCTCATTATTTATAGCTCTAGTCCACTTTCTATATGTTCTAATAATATCAGGATCATTACATCTCTGATAACACATTACATGTTTTAGTTCTAGACAATAGATAGAGTCATCTGCAAGTTTCATCCATGCATCTACTTTGAAGAAAGATTGACCACTCCTTCTTGAAGGAATCTCTTTCATTACGCATGGATCTATCAATAGAAGAGCTTTGGCTTCTTCATCATAAAATTCTTCTACTTGTGCAAATACTTCTTCACCTGAAACTAATTTAATAATTGCAAAAGTCTCTTTCATTCTTGCTTCCTCATTTTTACTGGGATAATCTCATAATTAAAATTCTCTTCATTGTAAATTTTTACCCTTTCAATGAGATGATTTAAAGTGTAGTTTTTACGAGAATTGTATGTGGTGTCATCTGCAATATCGTAGAGAACAGCTTTTGTTTTATTGTTTCCTTTTCTCAAAACTCTACCAATTGATTGCAAATTTCTAATCCTAGATTTACTAGGTGATGCAAACACTACGTTATGAAGGTTCTTGATATTAATGCCTGTAGAGAATGTTCCGTATGATGCAACGATAATTGCGTTGTTTTCTCTCTCTGTGATTTCTCGGATTTGTTCTCTTTCTTCGGCATCAACTCCGCCATGAACAAAAAATACTTTTCGTCCACTAACGGAATTATTTATCATGTCGTATAAAACGGCTCCATGACTTTCCACCCGACTATAAAGAATCAGAGTGTTTCCTTTTAAGTCAATGGTAAGATTTTTGATAAAATTATTTCGTTGTTCATTTTGGATGATGAATTGAACTTCATCTTCAAAACATTCAAATTTTTGTGGAGAGTGTTTTAAAAGAAGAATGTTGATATCGAGTTTAGAAAGGTGACCTTTCTGCATCAACTCTTCGGTTCTGATAATCTTATATGCAGGACCAAATAATCCTTCCAATACCCACTTGTGAGTTTGCGTTCCGTCTAAAGTTCCAGTAAAGCCAAAACGATATTTTGCATCTGCAAGTTTGGTCATGATATTGACCAGAGACTTTGATTTGAACTGGTGTGCCTCATCTCCAATGACACAACCGTAACGTGCAAAGAACTTGCGGTCTAACTTATAGACAGACTGCCATGTTGTGATTGTGACAGGTCTACTATCTTGTTTCTCTTTACCAGAGTAGATCTTATGACAATATTTTTCGGCATCCCAACCATAATCTTCAAAGTCCTTGAACATCTGTTCAACGAGAGATGTTGTAGGAACAACTAGAAGAACATCTTGACCTTTTTCAACCATGTATCTGACAACAGAATAAATCATCAATGATTTACCTGAAGCCGTAGGAGAAATGAGAAGTCTTCGATTTTGTCTCAGTGCATCATATACACCTTGAACCTGGTATGGTCTGGGTTCATATCTAGAAATAGATTTCATATAGTCAGAAACCCCCTCAAGAGAAACCATTTCGTTCTCTTCGTAGGGGGTTCCGTAGAACTTACTGTTCTCAAACTCATAGTCATATCCATGTTCATTCATGAACTTCACGACTTTATCGAGAAGTCCAACATAGATCTCACCAGAGCCTGTGTTGAATAATCTAATTTTTCCGTCCCAATACTTACTCCGATACTGGGGCATAAACTTAGCCCCAGGTACATCAAAAGTAAAAGCGTCTGAAAGTTCGTAGAAAACGTGTGGTTCTGCTTGAATTTTCAGGAATACTTCGTTCTTCTTTGAAATCTTAACTGTCGTATCCACGGATGAACTTCTGCCAATCAATTGCGTTCTTGATCTGAAAAGTTCGGTTTTGTACTACCTTAATAATATCTGTAAGATAATCCAACATCACGTCGTAATATTCTACTTTCAATAAAGCATTGGTTAGTTTTTCATCTGCGTCCAAATATCTTTGAAGTGCGTCCTTTTCTCTCACTTTGTAAGGGAACGGATCTTTTTCATAGATCTCTGGTTCAGCTTTCCCCGAATAATACAGATGTCTTTCGTGATATACCGATTGTTGCACCTTCTTGGCTCTCGCACGAAGAAGTTTCAGATCGTTGTACAACTGGAAGTATTTAGAGTGTAACCGAGGAACGTCTAATGATGCAGTGTGTAATTCATCAGGATCAATGATCGAATCTTTCGACCACATTTCCTGAATCGTTTCAAGGTTCATAAATCAAAGTTCGTTATTATTTTTGTCCGTGAGTTTGAAGTAGAGATATTTGAACGTAACTGATGCAGTTAGATAATTTACATCAGTATCTGTTGCATTGAAATCAAGACCAGTCAAACTAACAGGGAACATCCCTTCTAGTTTAACATGAGCTTGGGGTCTTAGGTTACTATTGAGGATTTGTAATGTTGCGTCTGAAAATTCTGCATATGGATTGTCTCTATCTACTGTATTTGGATAATATACGTCTTCAGCTCTCAGATCAATAAATTGTTTTTGACTCTCAGGGAATCCTAATCCCTTCATCCAGTTGTAAATTTGAGAATAATTTTCTAAGTTTTCATCAACAATAAAGTTGACGCGAAAATCTTCATAGACCAACTTATCACCAGGAACATCAATGTCCTTTAGATAGTTTGGTTGTACAGCTGATCCAAGAGTGACTCCTGGGAGATTGCATCCCGTTGCCAGAAAGTCTACCTTGGGACACTTATTGATTTTCAGTTTGAAACCAATAGGTGACAGAAAGTTCCTATTAGAAACCTGATTAAGGAGAGGATTAGCCATGAGGCTTTTTTATGTATTTAGACCAGCAGACTATCAAATTCAGTGTTACCTCTATCTTCCCTATAATGTCTAACTCTATGACAGTTAGAACACAACATCACACACTTGTTGATTTCTTCTAGAATAACTTCCCAGTTACGATCTAGTCCAGGTGCAATTGCGAACGATTTTTCTTCTGGATTGACATGGTGAAAGTCGTAGGCGCATTTGTGAAATGTTCCACCACAATCATGGCACTTATTACCAAACATTTCCACTAGTTTGTCTTTTCTTCTATCTCTTCTACGTCTATTGTATTCGGCTCTTTCTAATGGATTTTTTCTAACCATGGTTACCGTTATGTTGGTAACTTTATTTATAAAAAAAGACCCCCTTTCGGGGGTCGGTAAGCACAGAGTAGCCTTCACACGGAAGACTAATTGTACCACATCACATCAGATTTGTCACCTTAGTACGACGATAGTAGCGGTTAGCGTTCTGGGTGAGAGCGCCAAGGCCTTGGGTGGTTCCTTCTGCGAAGGGGTTCGCGACCATGCCGTAGCGGGTCTTGAAGCCGATCTTGGGTTGGAAAGTGCCATCGTTAACGGCACGGACCATCTGCAGGGGAACGTAAGGACAGTAGAAGAGTCCAGCGTCATAAGGGGAAGTACCCTTGTAACCAACAACGTAGTAGTGGTTGGCAGCGACGTTAGCCGAATATGGGTCGATGTAGACTCTGTACTTACCGTTGATAGTACCAGCGAAGGTGTTGCCGGTGTCGTCAACGTTCAGGTTAGCGTTCAGGGCAGGGGTGTAATCAAGTACACCAGCCATGGTCAGAGCGGAAGCAACATCAGCAGAGGTGATGATGGTGTTGCCCTTTCCTCTACGAGTCTCTTGTGCGATTGCGTTGGCATCGCGCTCGATTTGGAACAGCAGACCTTTGAACTTCTCAACACTCCAGCGACCGTTGGAGTCAACGTCGAGGTCGAAAGTACCAGCAGTTGCAACGTTGTTCTGAGCACCAGAACGGGCAACCTTGTAGATGGTACGGATGACTTCGCGGTTGATTTCAGCGAGGATCTCACTGGAAAGGATGTTGGCCAGTTCAGCCTCAGCGTTCAGACCATGAATCGCCTTGAGGTCTTGGGCCAGTTCCAGGGAGTACTCAGCCTTCAGAGCACGGGACTTAGCGGTAACGGTAACCTTCTCGATCGAGAAGGCCATTTCGTTGAAGTCATTTCCAGACTCGCCGAGACCTTCTGCCTCGTCCTTACGCATACCCTGACCAACACTATACAGTGCCTGGGCAGTGTCGGTAGAACCGAGAACCGATGGGTTAGTACCCTGTTGAGCAGTAGTACCGAAACCAGCGTTCTCAGAGGTCCAACCAGCGTTGGCGTCATAGCCTTCGCGCTGGGCGGAGAATGCGGAATCGGGCTCGTTGAAGAATGCCTCGTCGCCAGACTGAGACTCGTAACGGGAGCGCATTGCAAAGATCAGTCCAGTAGGACCGTTCATTGGCTGCACACCGCACAGGTCATATGCGAGCAGGTTAGGCATGGAGCGTCTGATCAACGAGATCAGAACGGGGTCGAAACCAGCGGTAGGACCGGCTGCAGCAGCAGAACCAGTGAAACCGTTAGAACCGACGGCATTGGTGGGGGCTTCGTTCAGGAAGCTTCTTTCTTCAGAGAGGAATCTCTCTTGGTTTTCCAGCAGGCAAGCGGTGACCGCTCTACGGTGGGCGTCCTTGATTTCGCCAAGGCCTTCATGATTCAGAAGGGGCGCCCACTTCTCCTGCAGATGCTCAGATTGAAACATTTGCTTTTACAGGTTAAGGGTTTAGTTTGATAATCTTAAATTCACTTTTTGACGCGATCCAGGATGCTCATGTAGGCAGCCATGTGACCAGAGTAATCTGGTGCAGCTGATTCTTCGGTAAGCACCTGTTCGGAGGTCTCTTTCTGAACACTCTGTCCGAAGTACGACTCCTTCAGAGTGGACAGTTTTTCACGATATGATTCTTCACTCTCAAACTCAACACTCTCAGCGAGTTGGGCGAGCTTCTCTTTCTGACTCAGGGCAAGACCCTCAGCAACTTCAGAGACGATTCCATCAGCGGTGGACTCAGCCAGACGCTGGTTAAGGGAAACGTTTCTTTCGATCTGCTCGTTGAGTTTAGTCTCCATTTCATCAAGTTTGTTGACCATATTCTCAACTACATCGTACTTATCTTCAGGGATGGATACATAATGTGCTTCAAAAAGGTCCTTCATACCCGAGAGGAAGCTCTCGGTCATTTCGGACTTAAGACCATGTTCGACTGCAATCTCATTTTCTTGCAGCCATTCGTCAGCGACGTACTCCAGGTAAGCGTCTACACGCTCAACCAGAGCACCTTTGACGGTTTCGATTTCTTCTACGATACGCTCCTCATTCTTCTTCTCCATTTCCTCAGCAATCTGGGAAACTTTGAAGTTGATAGCAGCTTCAAAAATCGTTTTTGCTTTCTCTTGGAACTCCTCGGTGAGTTCTTCACCAGAGAAGAGTGCAGCCATGTCTTCTTCTACACTGTACTCAGGAGTTTCGTCTACTACGACTTCTTCCTCGCTGATTACTTCCTCTGCAGGAGCTTCGGTTTCTTCTTTACCAAGAGTAGGCATGGGTTCTGCTTTTGCAGCTTTAGCGTTTACGACGTTTGAAACGTGAGAAAGACGAGGCTCTCTCAGTTTAGCACTATCGTCATCTGCACGATAGTTTTCGGGAGTAGGTCCGCCGAGATCTTCGATTGCTTGGCCTGGAACGGCACTGGGAGGAACACTTGGCATAGGGTCCCCGCCTTTAGCAGCAGAATTAACGGCAGTCTTGGATTGAACAGTGCCTACTTCCATTTCTTGTAAATCGTTACCAACGGACATTTGAACTCTCCGATTAGACTTTGATAATAGTAGTTAATCTTTTTTTATTTATGTATCAGAGACTTCCAAGAAAATCTTGAAAGAGTCTGAGCTTATTCTCTTGCAGTTGACGACTGTCAGCAAGAGTATTGATCTGTTTATAAGTTTTCTCTGCATATTTTTCGCGGAGAATTCCACCGTCCCAGACCCAATCTTTTCCTTCCATAATGCCATCGACGAAAGCATCAGGAGCAGATGGATCAGCAACGATGTCCGCTGCGGTGGCGAGCATAAAGTCTTCACCGACAACGTTTACACCCTCATTGTTGGTACGAATAGAACCGATACCACGAGAAGAAACACCGAGTTTTACTCCCTCATCGAGGAGAGACTTTGCGATGTTTCCCATTGGTGTGCTGAGGATTTTTGCACGACCAATGAAGTTTGAACCCTCTTGTCTCAGAGAAGTAATCTTGTGAGATACGCGATCGAGGTTCACGGTTGGACCTTCTGGGTGACCAAGTTCTCCAAGAGCACGTCCCTTATTTACAAAGGCCTCGTTATAACGAGCAACTTCCCTTGCAAGAGTTGAGGAAGGATACATTCTTCCATTGCGATTTTTAATATCGCCTTGGAGGAAAATACCTTCGATACACAGGCTCTTTTTACCGTTGCGTTCTTCAACGATAACTTCTACCTGTTCGATTTCTTCTCTGATTAGTTTCATTAGTTTGCACCGTATCCGACAGGAGCTACGTGAATAGTTGCATTCCCGTAGATATTATATGTGGGTTGTTTCTCAAAAAATTCCGTTACCTGAGGACCAAGAGTTACAGAACCAATACCCGAGTATTCATTGGCACCAGTAGGATCAACTACATATACAATCGCATCAGCCGAACTGGATGGATTATAAACACGAGCTAATTTTGCATTACCAGCATTGGTACTGTTACCAATACCAGCGGCAAGAATTTCCTCATCACCTTTTAAAATAATCCTAGCCATCTTGTTCCTCGGTAGGGTCCTCTTGAGTTACTTCATCCTCATCATCAGCAAATTCATCACCATCACCGAAAAGATCTGCAGCAACTACAGGTCTTCCCACTTCTAGACGATCTACAGACTTTTGCATCAAAATATTTTTGATACCGTCAGAGATCTCAT